ATGTCGCGAGAGGCTCGCGCGGAATGGGATCGACTTGAACCGTTCCTGGTCGGCTTAAATCGCGTGTCGGAAATCGACGCCGAACCGTTGATGACCTATTGCACCTATTGGGGTCGATTCGCAAGTTTGATGGCCGCCCACTTCGCCGACGACGACGCAGAGCTTACCGCCGACGGCCCGACATGCGAAGTCGTCCACCCGCTAATACCCGAACTGATCGGCTACGCGAGGGAACTAATGGTGATCGCTGCCGAGTTCGGACTAACCGCTCGATCGCGAGACCTCGACGGCAACGACCCACGCAAAATACCGTCAGCGATAAAACGCTTCTACGGGAACCGACGAAAGGTCGGCGAAGGCAAATTGCCCGAGAGCGTTTTACCGATGTTGCCTGACTGGGACGATCGCGACTTAGACCCGCCGATATGGATGAACGCCAGGACAGCCGGCTTATACCGTCAGCTCGGTTCGCAACTTCGTAATCTCGACCTGTTCACTCCGATCGACAAGATTCATATATGCACCCTCGCTTGTCTCGGCGATCTGTTCCGCCGCGCGAACGAGCAATTGAAAAATGACTTCGTCCCCGTCTACAACAAACGTGAAAACGAAGATGGCGAATTTACCGTCGCTTACGAGAAAGCCCACCCGCTACATAAGTGGATGAAAGAAATCGGGAAGATCGCCAAAGAGTACTGGACCGCGTACGGCATGAGCCCCCGCGCTCGAAAGATATTCGACGGCGAGCAGCCGACAGCTAAGAAGGAACGACCGTTAGTCTTTAAGGGGAAATTCGGATGATCGGAATTGAGAAGTCACCTACAGCGGACACAAGGACGTGCGACGTTACCGTAGTGTCGCGAGAGCAACTTTTGGACTCTAGCCGGCAGCACATAGCGGACGTGGCCAAAGCCCTTGCGTTCTTCGCCGGTAAGCTCACAGAGGCCGCTGCCTCGCATGACTACGACAAACTAACGCAAATAGACTGGTTCTATTCCGACTTCAAAACGAAGTTCGCAGAAACCAGTTGGTGGGACAACCATCGAAAGATTCATCGTCACCATTTGGCCCGCCCCGACGGCGTCCCTGACAATGTGAACTTGATCGATGTCTTGGAGTTCATATCTGATTGCGTGATGGCGGGTATGGCCCGCAGCGGAAGTGTGTATGAACTGGCTTTGTCTGACGAGGTTCTGCTTAAAGCGTTCAAGAACACTTGCAAGATGCTTATTGACGAGGTCGAGGTATTCGGATGACCTACGAACCGAAACGTCTCCCTGTGATGATCCCGTCATGCCTGTTCACGGGTACGACGCGAGCCGTCGGTTGGTCGTTAAGCAGATCATACAAACGTTTCGTATCCCGCGAGAGCTGATCGTAGAAGACCGAGCCGATTTTTCGTCTGCATCAATGGACCTTTACGGGCAGAAATATCTTGAAGAACTTAACCGACGCCGCTAGACAACTATGTGCGGAACTGAACGAGCACGGCTTCAGAGGCCGCGAAATCCACTCGGCGTACGTCGACGGCGGCGATTTCTGTTGTAGCGCAAATGCCGCTCAGCTCATCGTCACGTTCGTGCAAGACGGCGTACCCGTCAGCGACCTCGTCGAGGAATGCCGTTCTTTGTTTGGCCGCGACTGCCAACTTGAAATTAAGAACTCTTTGGGCACCGCCTATATTTCGGCATACCGTTGATTACCAATCCGATATTACAAGAGGCGTACGACAACGACCTCTACTTTCCGCCAGCCCTGCCAGACGAAATAACGTCGTCTGACCTCTACCGCCAAGCCGTCGAAGAGGGTTGGCATGAATGGATCGAAACGCCGCTTGACTTCGAGGCGATGAAACGTGGCTACTATTTCGATCTGTCTCGCGACCTAAATGGCGACCCTATCTACTGGATAGATGGCGGCTGGCAGCTACCGGACGGTACGCGCATACCGATCGACGACGAGGAAGACTATGTAGGGTATGTCGGCAAGGCCGATTACTTCATGCGGTTTGCTGAGGGGTTCTTGCGACACACGAAAGGCGAGATCGCCGGTCAGCCATACCGCTTGCTGCCGTGGATGCGATCGACCGGGACGAAGCTGTTTGGCTGGGTACACCGAAAAAGCAAATATCGTCGCTATCAAGAGATGTATTTAGCGCTTGCAAAGAAGAATGCAAAAAGTTCGTGGCTCTCGGTTATCTCGATCTTTTGCATGTACGCGGAACAAGTCCCCAAGGCTTATGTCTACTGCTGCGCATGCGACCGCAACCAAGCTCGAATCATCTACGACGAAGCGGCGAGCTACGTCAAGGCGTCGCCGGAGTTGGCCGAGGTAATCGGGATTATAGACTCTCGCGCTCGGATGGTCCACGAAGCGAGCGGGTCGTATTATGTCGTGCTCTCTGCTGACCACCATCGTAACGACGGTATCGATTCGTATTGTACGTTAATCGACGAAATCCACAGGCACAAAAACCGCAAACTGTACGCGGTAATGAAGCGGGCCGGTCGTGCGCGAGCCCAAAAGCTGCTGGCGATCATCACGACATACGGACCTAGCCTCTCCGACGGCAGCGTTTGGGCCGAAGTCCACCAGGAAGCGAAAGCCCAAATGGAGGGCAGGAGGCCTAACTCTTGGCAGAACCTCGTTTTCATCGCTAGCGCGGAGCCGATCCCGGTCGTATTGAACAAAGCCGCTGTAACCGGCCAAACGCGAATCGAGGTCAACCGGCTTCAACAGCCCGTCGACGTAGGGCCGATCGATTTCGACCTGTCGGACTTCGAGGCGACCGAGCAAGAGTTTGGCCGATCCGTCGATACGCATAAAGTAACGGTCGAAATAACCGCGCCGGCTAAGCGGTATCAGACCTACTTGGAAGTCGCTCCGCTTTCTCGCGACCTACCGGCGTACAGCGAAGCGATCGCGAACCTGGATTGGAAAAGCGACCACGCTATTCGCCGCGCGAATCCCGCTGTCGGCCAAGTATTTCCTATTGAGGAAATTCGCAAAGATATCGAATCGTCAAGGAGCCCGAGCGCGGAGGCCGAGACAAAGCAGTTATCGCTAAACATCGTCTCGGGTTCTGGCCGCAAGTGGATTAGCGACGCGGCTTGGCAGGCGTTGACTAAATTACAAGTACAGCCAAAAGCATTGATTGGCCGATTCTGCTACGGTGGATTCGACGGATCGTTCGGTAACGACCTAACATCGTTTACGCTGGCCTTTCCGAACTGGGATAGATACCAGAAATTAGCCGACGTGTCTAATCCGAGAATCGATCTGTTGACATGGTCTTGGCTGCCTGACCACAAACTAGACGAACGCGAAGAGATCGAAAACATGCCCTACCGGTATTACGCAGGGCAAAGCTACCTAATCGACGGCAAAGGCTCAGTGCGATTGACCGACGGGGCGGTACTGAACTTCCCGTCTGTCTGCGAGGACATATTGGAAGTTTGCCGACTGTTCGATGTTCGCGCGATCGGGTATGACCCTGTGTTCGCTAGCTTTATCATACCGTCGCTCGAAGCCGCCGGGCTAAACTGTATCGCTCACAGCCAATCGAAGGTTGCCATGGCACCGGCCTGTAAGCGATTTGCCGAGTTTGTCTACAACGGCTGGCTGGCCCACGGCGACAACCCGATGTTAAATCGAGCTGTCGAGGGTGCGCAGTTGCGACCGCCTGACGACGTAGGCAATACCTGCCTAACGAAGTCAAAGAGCGTAACCAGGATTGACCCGCTACAAGCGTCCGTGATGGCCGTAGGCTACGCCTGTTCGCCGCCGGAGGATTCTAGCGGCGCGTGGTCTAGTCCTGAAGCGGGATCGTTCGGTTAGGCAACCGCTATGTCAACAATTCTTTGCGTAGGTCGATAAACGCCAGCCGCTTAATGGCTTGGGCGTTTGATCGCGTGTAGCCCAGTCGCTTGCCTATCTCTGTCAGCGAATGGCCGTCCATCATGTGCTCGATTACGATTTTTCGGTTTGGCTGCAATCGGTTGACCGCCCGCCGTAAAGTCGCCGTTTCCTCGTTCAAGATAAACGCGGTTTCCTCGCTTCTCTCCTTGCACACGTCGTGTAGTTCGACCGGCGATTCGTCGATATCGATTCGTCGCGACTGGGTAATAAACATGTCGACGGCTCGCCACACATGCCAGCGACAATAAGTCGAAAGGCGATAGCCAAGCGACGCGTCGAACTTCTTTTTGACGCAACGGACCAACGCTAAGTTGCCTTCACCGACACATTCGTCTAGATCGTCGTACCCTCGTCTCTTAGCTGTCTTCACAACGATAGATACCACGAAAGGCAGCATTGATCGAATCAGCAAATCGTGATCGCCTCTCTGCCATGCTGCAAATTCCTCTTCTCGGGTCAGCACTACTATTTCTTGACTTGCGTACCTCATTTAGCACCTTTCGTGTGTGGGAAAACTGTTCAACGCACGAAATAATACTCAGTGTCAACAGTGATGTCAAGCGGTATGTCCGAAAATACGGGTAGAACCGCGCGTCTTAACGCTTTGGGCCGATAATTTGAATTTCCTACAACGAATACTGGGCTACACTCGTAATCTGACCGCCGACCTACTTAGTTCTGGCGAACAGTTCTGGTGGAGACCTACAAATATCTCATTTGCTTCGGAAACGCAGACGGTAGCCGGCGAAGCCGTGTCCGCCGATAGCCTGATGACTTCGGCTACGTGTTTCGCCTGTACGAAAGCTCTCGCCGAGACAATCGCCGGCTTGCCAAGCTTTACCTATCGCACATCGACAGCCAGGAAAGAGGTCGACACAATCTCACCGGCTTATGAGCTGTTGGCAGAGCAGCCAAACCCGGAAATGGACGCATTTACGTTCTGGGAAATGGCGGTTACTCGACTAACGAATAACGGCAATTTCTTTGCTGAGATCGAGCGAGACGGGCGGGATCGACCCGTCGCCCTTTGGCCGATTCACCCGTCTCGCGTTAAGCCCATGCGGGACTCTAGCGATGGTTCGCTTTACTGGGAAATATCCTCGGACTACACAGGCAGCCCCGAGTACTCCGACCCAACATGGCGGCGAAACAATCTCCGCGCGATCGGCCCGCACAACATGCTAAACGTCGTAGGGTTTGGCAGCCGAAACGGGGTTATGGCCCCTGGGATGTTACCGGGGTCCGAAGAGGTCGCAATGGATTTTGCGATTCGCCGGTACGGCGGTTCCTTCTTCAAAGATGGCGCGGTCCCTTTAGGCGTTGTCGAACATCCTAAATTCATCGACGACCCGACGAAGCGTAAGCTGTTTCGCGACGACATGAACGCTGTGCATTCGAGCAAGCGGCATCAGATCGCCGTGTTGTGGGAAGGCGCGAAATACAATCAAATCGGCATTGCCCCTGAGCAAGCTCAGTTCTTGGAAACGCGGAAGTTCACCAGCGAACAGCTCTGTAAATACTACGGCGTCCCGCCGGCTATCATCGGCGATTACGAACATAGCAAATTCGCAACTGCCGACGCGATGATTCGTGCATTCGTAATGATTACGTTGCGCAACCTCGCCGTTCGCGTTGAAAAAGCGATCAATCGCCAAGTGCTAAATGTCCGAACTCCGCAAGGTACGTTGGAACGGGCGTTCTCTAAGAACATGATCTACCAAATCGCGATAGACGGCTTGCTTCGCGGCGACCCGAAAACGCAAGCTGACTCTTGGCGGGTCTACCGCGAAATGGGTATAGCCAAGACTAACGAAATCCGCGAGGACATCGGGCTAAATCCGGTCCCCGGCGAAGAGGGCGAATACTTGATCGTCAACGGCGGCGTAGCTCGCCTCGACAAGATCGACGAGCAGGGCACGCGACCCGGCAACGCAGCCAAAACTGAGCAGACCGCGTCGCTACCTGAATTCAACCGCGAAAAGCTAGCCGAAGCTATCGCGGCCAGTGGCGTCATCGAAAGCTCGGTAGTGGTCCACGGATTTGATCCGAAAGAAGCGATCACGTCCGCGATGAAAAAGCTAGCCGAATCTGCGGTACAGCGGATTAACAAGATCACTGATACGCAAATCGAGCGATGGCGAGAGCAAGACCCAGCGGTCGTCGCAGAAAAGCTACCGGAATTCTTCGCTAAGCAGGAATCGCGATTGGCCGAAGCCCTCGCGCCACTAACTGACTTGGCAGAGTCTTTAGGCTCGTACCACGGGCAAAACTTGCCCTTGACTATTTCGGCAGCATACCGAGAGGCATACGCCGGCCTAGATAACTACGCCATTTTCGATCGAGCAAAACACCCGACTTTAGATATTGAGGAAATTATCGATGCTGCTATTAGCTGATCTCGAAAGATACGTCGATCGCTTGGCTGTAGCTTGTGAAGTGCTGGACGCTGGCGCACACGCGAGATACGACAACGACCGTGAATCCGACAATTCGTTTACTGCCGTTGACTCCGACGCGATTATCGAAGTGTCGGGAGCGATCGATTATTCCTACAGCATCTACTCTTGGCTGTATGGCGGAACGAGCTACCTCGGAATTCAGAACAGTCTGAATGAAGCTTTGAATGCCGCGAGCGTCAAACGTATTGTGATGGTGTTCGATACGCCCGGCGGCGTCGTGACTGGCTGCCAAGAAACAGCGCGAATGATTAAGCAATCTGCCAAGCCTGTCGTGGCTGTGGTGACTCGCGAATGTGCGTCTGCCGGCCTGTGGCTCGCTTCGCAATGCAAGAGCATTACTTGCATGGAATCGGGCGAGATCGGTAGCTTAGGCGTCCAATCGATCATGCGAAGCTTCTTTCGGCAGATCAAAGAAAACGGCGTCGACATCAACGTTATCCGCGCGGCCATTTCCCCTGACAAGAATCTAGGACATCCTTACGAGGAAACTTCCGAAGAGGCTTTGGCCGACACACAAGCCCGCGTCGATAAATGGGGCGAGATGTTTTTGAGCACTGTTGCCGCCGGTCGCGGAGTGTCTCGCGAGGTCGCGTTGGAGAAGTTCGGCAAAGGCAAAATGATGTATGCCGACGAAGCATTGGCCGCAGGGCTCATCGACCGAATCGGGACATTAGAGCAAGTACTTTCCGAGCGAGAGTCACAGCCAAAACGAGCGACTAACCGATACGCGGCAACGCGATATCACGAAATCTGATTTCGGTACGTCCGAAAGCACACTTGACACGCCTTAGCGTTGATTAAGCACAGCTTTTGGAAATTGAAAACAAATGTCCCTAGTTAAAATTGATGCCGCTCTTTCTGCCAAACGCAAACTGTTAGCCGAGCAAATCGACGCCCGGCAAAAGACGTTTGACGCAACCGACGCCGTAAGCGACGCGATCGACGCTCTACAGGCCAAAGACTCTCCCAGTGAAGCCGAAACCGCCGAACTTGAAGCCAAGCTCGAAGAGTTTCGTACCAATCGCGCAGCCGCAGCCAAGCAAGCTGAAACTATCCGCGCCACCGAAGCGGCTATCCGCGACCTCGAAGCCCAACGCGCCGAGCGAGTTGAGCACAACTTGCAAACCGCAGCTCTCGGAACCGCCGGACGCCAAACCACGCATGAAGACCCCGCCGTTACTTCGGCAAGCGGTGTTCGCGTTTTACCCCCGACAGTAGAACAGCTCGACCACGATATCAACTGTTTCTTGCAAAATACGTTCGTTGCGTCAAACGCTCGCATGAGCTTGCGCGACGTATGTGCCGGTCACGCTGGCGAACAGTACCGCAACGACCGGCTACATGCCGCCGTTACGACCACGACCAACCCTGCGTTGATCCCCGTCAATTACAGCGACCGGTTGATTGAGCTGCTTCGCCCCAAGTCGACTATCCGCAGTCTGCCCGGCGTCCGTAACATTCCACTGCCAAACGGTAACTTAACGCTGCCTCGCCAATCGGTTGCCGGCGTCGCTACCTACGACGGTGAAATGGTCAACGCGACTAACGGCGACCCGACAACCGACTCGATCGCTTTGTCAGCTAAGAAATTACGCTGCCAAGTCGTTCAGTCAGGTGAAATGGTTCGTCGGTCCTCGCCCTCCTCAATGTCGATGGTTCGCGACGACATCCTTCAAGTCACAAGCTTAAAGGAAGACTCGACGTTCCTTCGCGCGGCTGGCTCAGCCACTATCCCCAAGGGCCTCAAAGCCTTCGCGGACGTTGGTGCTGCCGGTGTCATCGTCGCTAACCAGACCGTCAACGTGGCTAACGTCACGACTGACCTCGGTTTACTGATTTTGAAGCTGCGCAATTCCGACGTTCCGTTCTTGAATCCCGTGTTCATCTTGAGCCCACGCTCTGAACGTTGGTTGATGGATGCCCGAGACGGCAACGGCAATTTCGCGTTTCCAGAGATGGCCCGAGGGATGTTGCGACAATATCCTTACCGTGTCACGACACAAATCCCAGACAACATCACCGACGGTGGCATTACCCTGACCTCCGAAGTCTACTTCGTCGATGCCTCCGAACTCTTGCTCGGCGACACTCCGACGTTCGAACTCCGCATGTCAGACGTAGCGACTTACTACGACGGTGCGGCTTTGCAGTCGGCGTTTAGCCAAGACGCGGTTGTGTATCAATTGATCGTTGAGCACGATTTGCAGATTCGACACAACGCCTCGGTTGCATACCTCAGCCGAGTCATTTGGGGCAAGGTGTGATCTTGATGGTTGTTAAAGGCGACGGAGCTTGTACGCCGTCGCCTTTAACTTTTTAACAAGGAATTTGAGTTGTCCAAGTTAGTGAACATAACTTTCATCGTCCCCTTCGCAGGATACAACGAAGGGGAATCGGCCTCGTTCCATGCCGAGCGAGCCGAAGCGATGCTGAAAAAGAAAGTAGCCGTCCCTTACGAGGGGCCGCTCGCTGAAGAGGCTCAAACGGCCAAGAAAGCCAAGAAAGCGAAAGACGAACCTTGTCCCGAGGCAGAATCACAACCGGCGAATCAGTTCTAATCGATCGTTTCCCATACGACGACGAGCCCAAGGTATCACCGGTCGAGCCCGAGACCTTGCGGGACCATTTGATCGTTTCGCATAACGCCGATGACGCTTTGATATATGGCGTTGGCGGTTATCTCCTGGCCGCCACACAAGAAGCTGAGCAACGGGGCAACGTCAGTCTCATCACGCAAAAGCGTAGACAGTTTATCGGGGAAGAGGAATATCCGGTAAAGTGCAAATCCTTTGCTCTGCTTAACGGGCCTGTTCGATCTGTCACGTCCGTTTCGTATCTCGACAGCGACGACACAGAGCAGGAATTAGACGCCAGCCTCTACCGTTTCGCTAACGGCGATATTTACTTCAAAGACAATCCGCCGACACTCGCGGACGGCCCAAACACTATTTGGGTCGATTACGAAGCCGGCTACGGCGACTCGCCGTCGGTTGTCGACGCCCTTTGGCAGAATATCGTGATGCAGCTCGCATTCCGAAAATACGAACTTCGCGGTGAGAGCCCCGGCCCTACGCCCGATGCTTGGGAACGAATGATCGATCGGCAAATCGTAATCGCCGGAGGCAATCGTCGAGCATGAAAGGCAGACGCGCAAAGCGAGATCGAATAACGATTCAATCGGAAGTTACCGAAATCGGCAACTACGGCCAAAAGAAAACGGTCAGATGGGAAAACGTAATTGGGCTGGTAGACATTCCCGCTGATTTCGCAGTAACCGGCGGTACGGAATCGTTTCGCGGCCAACAGGTTCAAGCAGATGTTGTCGCGGTCTTCACGATCAGACAACACCCTACGGCGATAACGCCACTGCATCGAGTGCTGCATGTCGGCCATGCCTACGGGGTTGTGTCGGTACGCCCGTCGGACGGCCCGCACGAAAGCGGGCACAGAGACACGTTGATTTTCGTAAAGGCTCTAGCAGATATCGGGTAGACATTGAAAGTCACGATAAAGCTTGATGCGGACCAACTTAAAAAGCTAATGAAAGCCGCCCTCAAGCGGCGAATGTCGATAGCGGAACTCGCCGCGTTCCTGTTGGCCGCTGCGATCGAAGACGCGAATAAACGAAAGTAGTCGAATGTCGTTTGACCTTCTGGTTTCTAACCTAAACAAACTCGTTAAGGACATCGAAACGAAGGTGCCTCGGGCTGTCGTAGATCAAGCGTTGCCGCCAGCGGTGAGAGCAATAAGCGTCGAAGCCCGCGAAGCGTTCCGCGCTCG